CGTTCTATAATAATTTGTCTATTATCTAGCTGTTTTTGAGCAATATCGCTTTTAGATAAGCCGAAGTACGCGACAGCGTATGAATTTTCAACAAGGTATTCATTAACATTAACCCCATCTTTAGTAATTAGACTACCTAATATACGACCATACTTGCCTCGCGAGTCGTCAGTTTTAGTAGCTAATACTATTTTACTACCTACAGGGCAAAATTCTTTAACTTTGGCTGCTGCTAATTTACCGAAAACTTTCTCAACCTTATCTGAAGTTCTAGATTCAGGAGTATCAATACCATATAATCTAATACGCTGATTTTTTAACCATACATCAAAACCTAAATCGATATCTACGTCAACTGTATCGCCATCTACTATTTTAGTTATAATTGCATTATATTCAAACATATTATTACTTAATGTTTTCTACGACCTTCCGAGAGTTTCTGCGCTTTTGCAGGGATCCGCGCGATTTTTTGAAAAGATACTATAAATAATAATATGACTGAAACAGAATTATCCTCATTATCTAAAGACGAATTAGAAGAGCTAGGCCGTACTAAAGGTGTAGAGCTTGATAAACGATTAACTAAGAGTAAACTTATAAAGCAAATTGCTGGTCTCTTTACTTCTACTAAAAAGACTACAGCATCAGTAGAATCACTTGGCGGTTATAGTAATAATCCATTTGGTCCTAATAGATAATTTATAATATTGCAAATAAATATAACAAAATAACATAAATATTAATATGGAATTTACATTAGCAACAGGTTTAGAGAAGCAAAGCTTTCAATATTTTAAGAGAGCATTAGATCTTGATCATACAGGAATAGCATTCGCATCAGGGGGACAAGACACGGTAGAGATCCCGGTAGGTTATAATTTAGGAGATACATCATTTCCTGGGTTATCAGTTCTTAAATGTCATGAAGGTGGAGAAATTAAAGCGACAACAGGTCAACACGGACATGCAGGACGACCAGGAGGGTTTCATGGAGGTACTAATGCACCAAGTAGAGCAAGACTTTTATTTAACTTATCAGCAGCAGGGTCATTAGCTAATACAGGTAACCCATTCGGTAAACATATATCTCCTCACGGACCTAGTAAAGATGCTAATGAGTTTAGAGTTTTAACAACAGGTATTGCTGCTAATGACCATAACTTAACTGATTGTTTTATTACTAGTGCATATGTAGGAGATGGTTTTGGAGCTGGTGATGGTAAGTTATATGAGTTAGCAATTGCTAATGGTTATCATGACTCACAATTAGCATTAGTAGATCATAATAAATTTGCTACTATATTTACAGTAAGTTCAGCACATAGTATGTCACCTGGTATGAAAGGCCAAACTACAAATAATCCAAGTGGTAAAGCATTTACCGGAGCAGCTGGTACATTCTTTTCATTAACTGCAATTCAAGGATTTGCAACAAACAGTGCTAAAGGTTTGAGCGGAAAAGGAATTGCATTAGGTACAGCGCATAGAAGACAATATTATCTAGGCAATATTTAATTTTTTACCCTACCCAATAAACTAAGCCGTTCGCAAGAGCGGCTTTTTTATTCCGGAAATATAAAGAGGAACTCTTATATAATAGATATATGATTGTATTAGATATTCATTTCGATAGTAAGTTAAAAAAATTATTCAAAGATTTAGATATTAAGGAAAAAAATATATCTAGCTTTAGTAATTTTGTTCTTAATGAATATAAAAATACTAGAAAAGTTCATGTATACGATTTAGATGTTAAAGGTATACAATCTACTACGTCAGGATATTATTTTGGTAGTAGTAAGAATGAAAAAGAAGCAGAGATGGAATTGTGTTTAAAAAGTGGTTATCGAAAGATTGAAAAAAGAAGAAAGTATTTATTGCAATCATTTTTTCATGAATTGATACATTTTAGACAGGATAAGTTCGATAATATATCAGGTAAAAAATTAGATTATACTGAAAAGGATGTAACTGATAGAAGTTCTGCTTATTGGGATAATCCTTTTGAAGTTGAAGCTAGAGAGCTTGAAGAAAAATTATACGATGCTTTTGAAAAAATTTATTATTGATCGTTAGGCCATAGACGAGCTTTCATATACTCGATATCTTTCTTTATTTCGGCAATATCAATTTCCATTTCTTTCATACTTTCAGTTATGATAACGTCGCCATTTGGTGTAATAAAATTAGCTATAAGATTTTCAATTTTAGCTATAAGAGGTAATAGCTCTCTTATTTCCGTTTGATTAGCTTGAGCCATAAATCGTAAAGCTTGTGTTTCAGTTTCTAAACTCTCTATCTTTAATGCTATAATTTCTTGATCTTTTTGATATACTTCTTGAGATACATATTGACTATTTAACCATAAAGCAACTAAAGCTGCTAAGCCTGCTAATATAAATGTGGCTAAGTTAAAATTTTCGAGAGCATTTTTTAAGAAGGAGACTATTTTATCCATTTACTATTATTTATAGGAACATAAATATAATATATATGAAGAAGGTTGAACAATTTACAGATTTATTCGAATCTCTTAATCAAAGTGCTATTGGATACGATCAACAAAAAGATAGAAAAAATTTAAAATACATACCAGACGAAAGTAAAATAGGATACGCAAAAGGAAATGTACCAACAGTGTATGCGCAAAAAACAGGAGTACCATATATGCCACCAGGAATATCAGATCAAGAAGATAAAAAAACATATGGTTATATCTATGATTCTGAACAAAGTAAAGTAACTCCAGAAAATCCAGAAATAATAGTAGTAGGTTTATATAGAACTGATTTAGTTCATTTGCAAGAAAATATTAAAAATGATCTTAAAGAAATGGTTGATGCTATTGACCCTACTTCTCAATATCCTGAATTTGGAATAGGTAAAGTAATACATAGAGTTACTGAGAAGGGATCTGCTTTTATTCATAAATGTAAAGCTTTACAGCAAATTCTTGAAATAATGGAAAAACCTCAGTATAAAAGAAAAATTACTATAGCTAAACGCAAAAGAAAAGATCTTAATTTAAAATACGGTGATTGATTTTTAGTAATTTTATACTATAATTAGATATGCCTAATAAGACTGAAAAATATCTTAAGTGGAAACATATTGATCATAGAATTATTGAACTGGTTAACGAGTTAAAATCAGTAAGATTTGATACTATATTAGGACTATCTAGAGGAGGTATGATTCCAGCTACAATATTATCATACAAACTTAAATGTCCTAATCTTCAGCAATTAGGGGTTAGAACTAGAGATGTAAAAAGTATCCAATATTATAATAACCCATTATTAACTGGTAACGTTTTAGTTGTAGATGATATTAATGACTCAGGCCTTACTTTTAATTCAGTTGATGAATATATTGATTATCATTTTGATCATAATGAAATTAAAAATATAACTTACTGTTCTTTATATCAAAGATATAATACAAACTTTAAAAGAGGAATAACTGCACATGTTATTGAAAACGATGACTGGTTAGTCTTCCCATGGGATTAAATAATTAAGTGAAAGCCAGACCATTTTATTTTGAAATTAAAGATATGCTTACTCAGTTTGTAGCTGCGTTTGATGACATAGTTATAGGTAGATTTAATAAAGCTAGAGAAGAGCAAGATAAAATTAACGTAAGATACGTTTATGCACCAAAACAAAGAGTGTTACAAGATCTAGTTAATTTAAATAAGACTATGACTTTACCAGCAGTGTCTATTAATGTTACTAACGTAAGTAGAGATGAATCTAGAGTTTTTAATAAGATAGACGGGTTTTATTATACTGGTGCGACTGAACAAGAAGATTTAGTATCCAGACATTTAAAATCTCCCGTGCCGGTAAATATATCTATATCGTGTAGTATACTAACTAGATATCAAACTGATATGGATCAGATTTTATCTAACTTTGTACCTTTCTGTAACCCTTATGTAGTAGTTTCATGGAAAGTCCCAGAAAAATTTAATTTAGCTAAAGATCAAGAAATAAGAAGTGAAGTATTATGGAATGGTGACGTATCACTTGATTATCCAGTAGAGACAACAGGTACACAAAAAGCTAGAGTAACAGCTGATACATCATTTACAATTAAAGGTTGGTTATTTAAAGATACTGATAGCGATGTAGGTAACGTTTTTAAAATTGATGCAGATTTTTATAATGAAAATTTATTAACTACCTATGATAATTATGAATCATTATCAGGTAATACATACACTTACCCAACTTCTACAGGTTTAATTAATGAAACTAAATCAGTTACCGTATCCGGGGCACCTGAACTGACTAATATATTCTATAATGGTGTTCAGTTATTAGATACCTTTAAAGTACCAGGTGTTTTAAATAGTAGTGATGGTACTGGGTCAAATGTAATGCTTCAAGGTACTAGATTGGATAAAATTAATGGCTTGTTATTAAGCTCTAATACCTTTAGTTATTTTGATACATCAGTTATACCGTTATGCACTTATTCATCATTTGTAAGCGGTGTACATGGTATAGGTAAAACAATAACAGGTCATGATATATCTTATACCACAATTTCAGATAATACAATAACATTTAGTTTAAGTTCACCAACCACACTTCAAAATCACGCTCCATCAATACAATTTGTACCATATACATTATCTGCAGGTTATGCAATTTCAAGTAAAACAACTACTTCGAGAACTTATAGCGGTAACAACACCTTTATTATCGTAGGAGGTTAATTAAATAATTACAATGGCGGACGAAAAACAACAAAGCGGTGGTTTCTTTAAAAATCTAGTAAATAAATTACCATATCAATCATTAGATTTTAATAATGTAATAAACGATCTCAATCCTAAGTACAATCAATTTCAAGATATTGGAATGAATCGTACTGAAGCATTAGCTAAAAATAGTATTTTTTATAATAATGATTTTAATAGTACACCATCAGGTCATGTTAGCGTTGATGGTAACTATAATAAATTGGTTTATGCTAATATAGAAGAAAATAAAGGCGGTAGATTACGTGATTATAGGATCATGGCATCATTTTCTGAAATTAGTGATGCTTTAGATGAAATATGCGATGAGTGTATTAATATTGATAATAATGGTAATGTAGTAAATCTTTATTTACGAAATATGCCTGATTTAGATGCGGAAGCTGCTGACCTGTTAAATGATGAGTTTGAGAGATATATAGATTATTTTAACTTAGATCGTAAAGGTTTTGAATACTTTAGACAATTATTAATAGAAGGTGAAGTATATTTTGAACATATTATTCATAGTGGTCATAAAAGTGAAGGCATTTTAGGCTCAGTATTATTACCATCTGATTTAATTGATCCTATTTTTGATAATATTCAAAATATGATTACTAAAGGTTACATTTTACGTAAACCAATTTTTGACCCTAATAAGCCAGAAAAAATTGCAAAGTTTGATTTTATCCCTATGGATGAAAATCAAATTACATATGTTAATTCAGGTATATGGAATCAAGATAAATCGTTTAGATTACCGTTTATTGAAAATGCAAGAAGAGCTTATAGACAATTATCATTAGTAGAAGACGCAATTGTAATATACAGACTTGTAAGAGCTCCAGAACGTTTAATGTTTAACGTTGACGTTGGTAATATGTCACCGCCTAAAGCAGAAGCTTATCTTAGAAAACTAGTAGCTGAATATTGGAGCAAAAAGACATTTGATACTAATCAATCAGGTCAAGTTCAAAAGTTTAATCCGCAATCAATGTTAGATTCATTTTGGTTTGCTAAAAGAGCAGGGTCAGAAGGTACTACAGTTACACAATTACCTGGAGGAGCTAATTTAGGTGAATTGGCAGACTTAATGTATTTTGTAAATAAACTTTATAAAGCATTAAAAGTACCTCTTAATAGATTAAACCCTGATAGCCAATTTAGCGACGGTAATGAAATCTTAAGAGAAGAATTAAAGTTTGCTAAGTTTATTATTAGAATGCAACAACATTTTGCATCAGGTCTTAAAAATGGATTTTTAACTCATTTAAAATTAAAAGGCATATATGAAAAATATAGTATAAAGCCTAATAATGTACATCTTGAATTTAATGTACCTACTAACTTTTATGAATTAAGAGAAAATCAAAAATTAGAACTTAAAGCTACGAATTTTAATAGTTTAGCTTCAAATGAATTTATTTCAGCTACATATGGTCAAAAGAAGTATCTAGGTTGGACAGATACTGATATTAAAGCTAATAGAGAATTTTTAAGAAAAGATGCAGAGTTTCAATGGGAGCTAAGTCAAATAGGAGCCGGTGGTCCAGATTGGAGAGAAGCTCAACCAGCAGAACCGGTAGGAGCTCCAGGGGAACAAGATTTAGGTTTAGGTGGCGCTGCTAGTGAAACACCTCCACCTTTCGCAGGAGGGCCTGCAGTAGTTGGTGGCGAAACTATTGAAGATGAGCCGACTCAAGAAGAGCCAATCTAATTAGAAGTTAGTTGTATTACTTGCGAATGAAGTTCTAACATAAACTAACCCTGTACCAGATGATGTCTTACCAGTTAATTGATCTGAGTTAGTTATACCTCTAAATGTCATACTATCGTTCGCATTTAAAACCATTGCTCTATGTTGTTCTAATGAGTAAGCTGTTTGCCCTGTTTGACTACCATCAAATATAAATAATGGATTTCCCGATCTATTTGTAATTGTTGCTTCACTACAAGGGTGTGATGATAATTGCGTAAAAGCACTATTGGTTATGCTTATATTAAACTGAAAGTTCTTGTTTCTATTGACATACGTATTTGGTACATCAGCATCTGATAATTTTGGCATTGGATATGACATATAATTATTTATTAGAAAGATACAGTTTTTTTAATTAAATAATTATGTATGTCAAATTGTACTATAGCTCCAATATCAGGTTTTCAGAGCACTAATCTGAATAATAGAATAGATTCATTCGATAGACTCGGTGATAGAATATTAAGATCATTAGGTTATCCAACAGTTAATGTTGAAGTACATAGAGATCAATTGTATGAAAATATTAGTATTGCCAATGAATATTTTACTAAGTTTGCTGGTTACTCTAGAGAATATTTAATTTTTGATAGCGCTCTATATAAAAAAGATTATGGTATAAAACTAGACAGTTTATTTACTCTAAATGCTACTGATGTAAAAGAATCTGATTTTTTACAAACTAAATCTATTCCTAATCCAAGTTTTACGAAATATACCGATTTATCTTCAACTAGAAATTATCTAGCATTATCAGCAGTTCCAGGAAACTTATTTAGAGAAATGCCTACTTTAAGTGGTACATTTTTAAGCGGAGGCATACATAAAAATGAATTAATACCTGCTGAACTTTATACTGAGATAATTAGAGTCGAAACAAGCGATTTTTCTTCTGAAATTGGAACTGCAGCTATAGGATTTACATTTGAAGTTGGGCAAGCAGATGTTTCTATATTATCAGGATACTTTCAACCACCAGTACCTCATGATGTTACGTTATTAGGAGATGTTAGAAAAGATACTAATAATTATGAATTTGAAACTATTAATAGTTTTGATTATGATTTAATGGATTATAGAAAAGTTGTTGATGTTAAAAATTTCACTGAAGGTTCATCTACAGGTATTAATACTTTGTTTACTATTGAACAGACATTAGCTCAACAAACATACTTTAGTTATGCAATGGGTAATTATGGGTTTGATTTAGTGTCATGGTATACTTTAAAAAATTGGTTAGAGACTAGAGAAAAATTATTAGCGATTGAAAGAACTTTTGACTTTGATCCGCGTACTCAAATTTTAAGAATGTATCCACAGCCTGGGTCAAATAATGATACTGTAAGATTTTATGGGGTATTAGATTGTTATGTTGAAAGACCTATAAGAGATGTAATAAAAGAGCTTTGGGTTTATCAATATTCTTTAGCATTAACTAAAATTGTAGTTGGTAGAATAAGAGGTAAATATCAAGGTACAGGTCTATTCGGTGGTGGTCAGCTTAACGATGGACTATTGCAAGAAGGTCTTCAAGAAAAAGCTGATTTAGAGCAACAATTATACGAAGGTACACCGGGTCAAGGAGATGCAGATCCGCCTCTTTTCTTTGTAGGATAATTTTTATAAATTCTATAAATATAGATATATGAGTTTATTTGGAAGACGACGTCAGCGCGCATCATTATCAGCATTATATACTACAGGTTCAGTACCTACACAAGATGACTTTAGTTCACTTATAAATAGTGTAGCTAATTTAGAAGAAGGAAATATCTTCAATGGTCTTTCATCATATGTTACTTTATCATCTGGTAATGGTTTTGTTTCTTTATCATCATCTTCAGTTTTTGTTTCAGGTGGTAATACAAACGATTTCGGTAATGTTGTTTTATCAGGAGGATCCTTACAAACTGATAGCGTGACTATTTCATCAAATACGGTAGTAGTTTCAGGTGGTAATACTGGTAGTAATGATATATTCTTATCAGGTGGTAATTTAGGTTTTGGAGATAGTACTACCGGCTCTGCAAGTGCTAATATAGGAATTGATTTAACAGATCCAGGTACTGTTGTAGTAACATCACCTTCAGGTACAACAGCAACGGTTGTAGTTTCAGGGGATGGTACATCAGGTTCAACTACTATATCAGGTGGTGAATTAGTAGTTGGTTCAGATACAAATACTATAAACGTATCAGCATATCCTGGTTTATCAGGTGGAGAATCTGGAGCTAGTATAGTAGGTGGTCAGAATAATACAATTTTTGCATCAGGCGGTAATATTGGAGGTGGAACATTTAATGTAATTACATCTGCTGGTGCTGATGGTACTATAGTAGGTGGAGTAAGCGGTGTTATAGATTCACCGGACGGTACTATTATATCAGGGGTAAGTGGAAATATATTTGGTGGGCCTGATACATGCGGTGGAACAATTGCAGGTGGTAAATGTAATAGTATAAGTGGTCAAGATTCATTTATTGGTGGTGGTATTAATAATAACTCTAAAGGTGATTTTACGTTTATTGGTGGTGGTACTGGAAATAAAATAATAGGTATTCGAGGTCTTCCTGCGGTATTTCCAAGATCAACAGGTAATGCTATCGGAGCAGGTTGTAGTAATGAAATATGCGCTGGTCACTTTAACTTCATAGGATCTGGTTACAATAATATGGTTAAAGGCTATAACGGAGCAAGTACAGTTGCCTCCGGTATTAGAAATTGTATTTACGGTGATGTTAGCTTTATAGGTGGTGGTTTTGATAATTGTATTGGATCAGTTAATACACCTTTAGACGGTAGTTGTACGTCAAATTTTGGTAATACTATTGCAGGTGGTAACCAAAATAAAATATGTAATTCTGATAATTGTAATATAGAATATTCATTTATTGGTGGTGGTAGAAATAATTCAATAAATGCCACTGAATCAACTATTACAGGTGGGTTAAATAACAAAATAGATGCTATTAAAGATCCGGTAGGTTATGGATATGAATTAGGTAAATTTAACTTCATGGGTGGTGGTGAATGCAATACAATTTGCGGAAATAGTAATGCTATTATAGTAGGATGTAAAAACAGAATTGAAAGTCAAAATGATAACACTAATCAAGACATAGTACATGATTCATTTATAGGCGGCGGTTCAAATAACTTTGTAATGGCCTCTGGATCGTTTATCGGTGGCGGTAGACATAATATGATTTTATCAGGCGGGTTTAATAGTTCTATAGTAAATGCAATTAGTAGTAATATATTTGAAAAGGGTGAAGATTCATCTATACTAACTGGTAAAGAAAATAGTATAGGCGTTAGAGGGTCATCAGCTTCGCCAGATGAACCAGGTGGTCAAAATAGTGTTATTTTAGGTGGTAGAGGTAATGTAATAAAAGGTGATAATTCATTAATAGGTACCGGTTGCAATAATGTTGCTGGTATTAGTGCAGGTGATGAATTTGTAACTATTTTAAATGGTTGTAATAATTTTGCAACTGGAAGATTTGGTACTGTAATAGGTGGTGCAGAAAATAAAAATTACGTCTCTGGAGGATTCATTGGCGGTGGTTTCAATAATAGTATATCAATGAACGCTCAAAGTTCAGATATACCAGGTCAAAACTCAGCTATTATAGGTGGAATGGATAATGGGTTTATATTATCAGCATATAATAGTGCAACTATAGCAGGTGTTTGCAATGGTAATTCGGGTTGTAATGCAGTTATTATAGGAGGTTTTAATAATAATTTGGTTCAAACAATTAATTCTACAATTTTAGGTGGTTGTCAAAATAATATTAACACGGAAGGCCATAGATCATCTGTTATAGCTGGTGCGCATAATGGTGTTGGTGCGCTTGTATTTGATAGTGTTGTAGTTGGTGGTCAGATGAATGGAATAGCAGCATCATCAACTTCTGAAGGTATTAATAAAAATGCAATTATTGGTGGCTCATATAATTGCTTTTTAAGAGAAAAAAATCCTATACATAGTTCAGTTATAGCAGGCGGTACAAATGTATGTGCAGTTTCATCAAATATGTTACACGCTCAAACATTATACTTAAGTGCAGCAGCCTTACCAACATCAGATCCAGGCGTACCAGGAGTGGTATATAGAGATGGTGCAACTTTAAAGATAAGTGTTTAATTACTTAGCTGCAAATACTTCAATAAGCTTTTGAATAACTACGCTAGCGTCTTCTATATCAATCACTTCGGTTGTTGTGGTAGTTGAAGTAACTGAAATATCTTCATCAGTTTCATAATCACCATAAACATCTTCATCTTCATTATAAGATAAATCTAATTCATCGGTTTTATCATCATCAACAATTTGTGTTATAGGTTGAGTGCATCCTATATCAGTTAATATAATATTAAGTAGCTGATTGGTATAACTTTCTTCTTTAGCTCTACCTACGAAGTCTATAATTTCAGCTTGTGTAAATTTTCCTTTTAAATCACTTATAGGTGCAGAAAAACTACCATAGCATAATAATGGTAAATACTTCACCGTAATATCAGCTGAGTCTTTAATAAGGTAATATGCACCTTTTTTCAAAATAGTTACTCCTGTATCAGGTTTTTCTACTGCAATTTTAGCCGGTCTTAATAAATTCTTCTGCCTTATAGAACTATTTTTTAAAATCTTTTCTTCAAATGTCATATCTATATTTATAGATTTCCTCGTAGTTTATATTTAAATATTATTGTGCGTAATAATTTTAAACAAGGTATTTATAGCCCCGTTAATAAAGAAAAGTATATAGGCAAAGGATATCCTGAATATCGTTCTGGTTGGGAGTTAAAATTTTTTAGATGGGCAGATAAAAATGATAACGTTGTAAAATGGGGAAGTGAAAATGTTATTATACCTTATGTAAGTCCTTTAGATAATAGGGTTCATAGATATTTTGTAGATAACTATATATTATTCAAAGATAAAAATGGTAATGTAAATAAATTTTTGATTGAAATTAAACCATCAAGCCAAACAATAAAACCGATAAATAAAAAATACAAAAGAAAATCTACTTTATTATATGAGCAAAAAACTTATATTCAAAATTTAGCTAAATGGGAAGCAGCAAAAAAATGGTCAGATAAAAAAGGAGTTAAGTTTATAATTTTAACTGAAAAAGAATTAAATATTAGACGCAAATGAAAATATGTTTGAGTTCCTTTAAAAAATGATTAAGTATATTAAATAATTAAACGATGTCTTTAAACTTAATAGTAGAAACACCAGCTCCGAAAGAAGAGTTTGAATATATAGTAGAAGAAGGTAATTCAAAAGGTTCAAAAAACTTCTTTATAAAAGGTCCATACATGATGGCAGAAGGTGTAAATCGCAATAAACGTATATACCCTCTACATGAAATGGAAAAAGAAGTATCACGATACCAAAAAGAAATGGTAAACTCAGGAAGAGCAATGGGAGAATTAAATCACCCAACCACAGCTGATGTAGATTTAGAAAGAGCTTGCCATTTAGTAACTGAAATGTCTCAAGACGGTAATGTGTTTTACGGTAAAAGTAAAGTATTATCAACGCCAACAGGTCTGATAGTTAGATCGCTTATTAATGACGGTGTTAGAGTTGGTATGAGTTCTAGAGCTCTTGGTCAGTTAATACCTGAATCTGGTACAGAAGGAGTTAATAGGGTAAAAGATTTTAAATTAGTAGCTATTGATTGTGTTGCAGATCCTTCATTTCCAAAAGCATTTGTAAATGGTATATTAGAAAGCAAACAATACGTTGTTAACAAGTATGGGCAATTTGAAGAAGCATATGATAATTTTGAAAAGAGCATTAGTACACTACCTAATTCAAAATTTGTAGATGCATATTTAAAAGAAAATATTTTGAAATTCATAAAAAGCTTATAAATAATATTATGGAAGGTAAAAAAATAAAAGATTCTATCAGTAAATTTATTTCTCACTTATCGAGAAACGATTATAGCAAAGCATCTAAAGAGTTATCCGATGCAGTTAACAAAAAAATAGAGCAAAAGATATTAAATAATAATATAAAGATTTTTTAATTATGACAGACATTAAAACAATATTAGCAGAAGCGACCGGCGGAGCCTTAAATGAAGAGGTATTATCTGAGATTGAAAAGGTTTTCGAATCGAAGGTTAATGATCGTGTCGAAATCCACGTAGAGAAAGCATTACAAGATCAAGATGAATTATATTCATCTAAGTTAGAGCAATTGATCGAAAAGATTGATGATGACCATACTATAAAATTAGAAAGAGTTGTAGAAGCTTTAGATAGTGATAGAGCTAGTAAATTAAAACTTGTAATTGAAAAATATGAAGAAGCATTAAATGAAGATGCTGTAAAATTCAAGAGTAATCTTGTAGAAACAATTTCCGATTATTTAGACGTTTATCTAGAAGAAAAGGTACCTGCTGAAAGTGTTCAAGAAGCAGTAAAGAATACAAAAGCAGTTAAAGTTTTAGAAAGTCTAAGAAGTCACTTAGCAGTTGATGCTGCCTTAGAGAAGGAAAGCATTAAAGAAGCTGTTGTTGACGGCCATAATCAAATAAATGAAGCTAATGAAAAGCTTGAGTCTATTGTTGCAGAAAATGCAAAATTAAAAGGTGAAGTTGAGCGTACTAAAGCCCAATACCTTATCGAAGCAAAATCATCTAAATTAGATGATAAAGCTAAGAAGTTTGTATTAAAAGCATTTGAAGGAAAGTCAGAACAGTTTATTAAAGAAAATTTTGATTATACTGTTAAACTTTTCAAGAAGAAAGAAAGCGATAGGCTCGATGTTCTCAAAGAAGAGGCTTACAGTAAGATGGATAAAGTAGACGTTGTTTATGAAGATACCAAAGAAGAGGTAATCAAAGAACAAACTACTAACCCATACTTATCGGAGCTTTCTAAATACTAATTTATTATAGTTGAGAATTTAAGTTCTAAGTTTCCTGGTTTTAAATAACCTTGGGGTCGTAAAATAACAAACAAAGGAAAAAATCTATCATGAATTCAATTAGACCTACACAGGCTTACATTGACGAATCAAGAGCTTCTCAACTATTAGAGAAATGGGCTCCTGTATTAGATTATACATCCAAGTCTGTCGCTCCTATCGAAGACAGCCATACTCGTTTAAATACTGCAATGCTTTTGGAAAACCAAGAGTCATGGTGCTTGAACGAAGCTGGTCCTAACTACAATCCTGGTAATACCAGTGGTGGTTCAAACGTAGCTGGTAACCAGCTAGGTGGACAAGGTTCGCTAGGTAGTAACGTAAATACTTGGGGTCAATCACAAGATGTAGGAGGTACTCCTGGTACAGATCAGTACGCTACTGGCGATGCTCGTCTACCAAAAATCTTGATTCCGATGATTAGACGTACTTTTCCCGAGTTAATTACAAATGAAATCGTTGGTGTTCAACCAATGGCTGGACCAGTTGGTCTTGCATTTGCTTTACGTTATCGTTATTCCGGTGATACTCTAGGTAACACTGGTATTGATGGTTTCGGTTCAGAAGACGCAGGCCGTGGCGGTGTCGGTGCTAACACAACAGCAAGTACTATGTATTCTGGTGTTGAAGCTGGCTACCAAGAATTAGGTACCGCTTATACCGGTGCTTCAGCAGCATATCTTTCAGGTAATAGTGACTTCGTGATCCAACCAGAGGATCAAG